GAACAAGTATAGTAAGGCCATAGACCCTGATCTAATAGCAGACGAGGGTCTATCAGCTAACATCAACTTCGATCCTAGTGTCAGTGGATTTCAGGCAGCCATACAAGTTATACCAGGGACGTTCAACAAGTATAGGCTACTGATAGGAGATGATAGTGGCCTAATCAACGATACTGTTATAGCTGAGCTACACAAGGTCATTCCTCCTAGTGCTGGCGGCGGTACACAGTTTCTAACTACTGTTAGAAGCAATGGGATCAAGGACACTGGTGACCAATCTATAAGTCCTGCAATAGTCTTGGGTAGAGGCGACTTCTATATGATAAAGGTAGTTACGGTGGGTACTGTAGTAACGTGGGCAGCCCTGAGTCTACATGCTAAGAAACTACAGCCTAGCCTGAAGTCATGACAGTCTCTGAAAGAGTTATAGTAATGCTTGGCTCTGATAACGGTGTACTAGTTAGACGTTACGGACCAGACGATTATAGGGTAGTGTATGTAGATAACTACGCTCCTGGGACTAATCCTAGAAGCAGTGCTCCTAATGGTGGTGGTCCTCAGGTATATAGATCACTACAGATAGAGCAGTTGTCCTGGATAATCAACAGTCAAAGATGGTTAGCTCTAGCTGAAGATGAGTTCTCTGGAGGTAAGTATGCTGGATTTCTATATAGTATAGATACTGGTAGGACATGGCAGCGTAGTGACGGTGGTGGCGCCCCAGGAGACCCACCACCTATGGATAGCGCTAATCTTGCTATAGGTTTGAATGCCGAGACGTCCCCAGTGAATGAGCAGGGAGTAATCTGGGACTTGGCTGGTAGTATACTTAGTCCAGGGTCTAGAGCTTGGTATACATCTACTGACTATGGTCTTACTTGGACCGAGCAGTATGTAGATACTAATCCAGGAGGAACTACTTGGTGGGCCTCAGATGGCTACCTGTGGGGTGTACGTGTATTTATGTCTCTAGCAGGTAGTCCTACTGTACTATATAGAATACACCAAGTAACTGGCGTTACAACTACGTTTACATTTCCTTGGCCTAGTGGGCTAGGCTCGTCTAACAGTTGGGCTATCAGTAGTTACTATGGTTCTAGACGCCTTTTTGTATGGGCATGGACACCCTCTGGGATGACCCATTATCTAAACATAGACGTAGCTGATCCTAATGTACCAGTAGGTACATGGGTAGCATATACAGTATTTCCTGGACTGTCAGGGACCAAGAATATGATTGGGTTTATCCCAGTCACTAGTCAAAAGATAGTGGCAGTAGCTAATAATCTAACATTTAGTAGTAGTCCACCTAATACTGGAGCAGTATACTACAGTTCAGATGGGGGCTTTACTTGGTCTAGAGTCATAGACTATACACCTAAGCTATCCTATATAGCTGCTGCTGGGTCTTTTGGAGTCTTTGAAGAGACCCCTAGGCTAAGTAGTGATGGACACAATGTATGTGTATCTGCCGTACCACCAGACGTATTTATAAGTACTGATGAGGGGGCCACGTGGACTAATGAGACTATGAGTCTAGGGATATTCTCTGGACTAGCTAGAGCACCTACACACTTTCTTAGTACAGCTATTACTGGCCCAGGAGGGACGCAGCCACCATTCACCCCAGAAGGAACTAGACGACTACCACAGGCAACATTGATAGGAGCTACGTGATGATTCAGATTACTGAGGAAGAAGCAAAGCTGTGTATAGCTGCGCTACTTACAGCTGCCCCACAGCATAGGTGTCCAGAGAATGTCCTAGCTGCAAAGCTAACTGAGCGTCTACAGCCTGGAACTACATTCCATGCTGATCCACACTACAATGAGGTATCTAAGTGATAGAAGCTGCATGGGTACTGTTTAGAGAAGGTCTAGAGAGTCTACTCATGATTCGTAGAGCTAAAAATAGGTGGGTGGGATTCACCTTGGCTGTAATATGCTCTGTGACTATAGGAGTACTTATAAATATAGTCCTTGGGCCTCTGTTAGACAGCTTTAGAGGCATAGTAGCTCTGACAGCAGCCTGCTTCTTAGGATATATACTGACTAAGGAAGATGAGGGTGAACTAGCTTTCTTTGCTGTGTTCCGTGAGGGTATGGAGACAGTTCTGTTCTACACAGCTATAGTTAGAACTACACCTGTAGCTCAACTCTTCTTAGGTGCAATACTAGGAGCTATAGGAGTAGTTATAGCAGCAGTGCTTATCTTCAAGTATGGAGTCAAGTCTGATAGATTCATGCTTGCTAGTACAGTAGTACTATGGTGGCTAGCGGTGAAGTTTGTAGGTATAGGTATTACAGAACTAGGGCTAGGAAGGACCCCTATAGCTCTATGGCCTGATATAGCTTGGTTAGGGTTATTCCCCAATCTAGAAGCTATTGTAGCTCAGATAATCTTTATAGGAGGAGCGTGTGCTATTAAACGACAAAGTCGTCTTTCCGCCAGTAGCCCTCGTGCTACACTGGCCTGATAGATGGAGTCCATGTTGTCAGACAGAGGTAGTCATAGTAGATAAGAAGATATATGAGTGTGTCTCGTGTGGGAAGCTTAGTGCAGGTAGAACACAGTATGTAGAGGGTACAGTACGTGCCATTGGAGACAAAGCCAGCATGGACTCTGCCTAAGACAGGAGAGCCAGCCTCCGTGCCAGAACAAAACCCTATAGTAGTTACGCCTACCAACCCACCAACTATAGGGCCAGTAGTTGGTAAAGGTCCAGTAACAGAGTCAGCGCCATTGAACTTTATGATGGGGTCTGGGATAGTAGGTGCTACACAAGCAGGCTTTGCTGCTATGACTGGTGGCCCAGAGGTTCTAGGCACTAGCGTATTTCTAAATCTGATTAGTCAGGTAGTCAAGAGGTGGAAGTGGTTTCCTGAGCACACAGGGTTGATTGTAGTAATGCTAGTAGCTAGCTTCGTAACTGGCTACTTTGTACTATTCGATCACAATACAGCTAAGGCTTTCTTGAATATGGCTAACAGTACTATGGCTGCATTGATTACCTACAAGGGAGACAAGGCTGCTGGGCTAAATGTCCTAGCACCAGTGCCAGAGCATCTAGAATATGCCAGCTGAATCATGGCAAGAATTGTGGCGGTGGTACGTCAAGGAGTGTGTATGGATATGTAGCTGTGGCTGTACGGGCCCAGACTGTTGTGACTGCTGTATATGGTATATAGCCATGTCAGCAGATGAACGTAGAACTAGGAAAGTAATAGAGAGGCAGCAAAATGTTGAGCATGTCACTAATCCTTAGTCTGATAGCCTTGATTCTAGCTATAGTAGACGCTTTCGTCCCAGGCAAGTATCTACTAGTAGCAGCTGTAGTCTTGTTGGCTATAGTCAACCTTGTTGGTAGTCTAGTTCCATGATCGACCCTGAGCTTATCAATCAGAGTGGTGGTGACTGGGGCCAGTATGGAGAACTGACTGGATCAGCACTACTTCAGCTAATCCAACAGGACAAACTGCGCGTGGTGTTTGCCAATGATAGTCTGCTAGTGTGGGTGCAACGTGGTGATGGTACTAGTGGCACATACAGACTGGTACACACAGACCTGGCTTCGGAGCAGCAGGGCCAGCTGAGTAGTGAACTGGACCATGTGTGGAGCTTTCAAGAGCTACTACCACTATTCCAGAAGTACGGCCAGCAGTATGGCTTTGACTATCGAGTGATAGCAGGTATAGCCTATCAGGAGAGTGGCTTTAAGAACTGGCGTGTACATGCAGATGGCACTGGCTTTGGTCTATTTGGCTTAGATGACAATGGACTACTACCAGACTTCGAGCGTTGGTCAGGACTGTCTGTAGGGCGGGGCGCGAGCCATAGGCCAGTGACTCCTAATCAACAGATAGAGTATGCTGCTTACCAATTGGCCAGGTATCAGACTCAGTTAGGCGACCCTATTCTAGCTGCTCAGGCTTGGCATCGTGGCATGGGTGGCTATGCGGATAGTCTAGGCGTCAACTACGGCAACCTAATCAGAAGCCATATAACTAGACTATTTGGTACATAGCTTACTAGCCCAACATACCGTGGAGCCAGGTCGTCCTATTCTAGGGTGGCCTGGCTCTTTGCTACGCCTGACCAACTGCTTATGTAGCTTCTTACGCATAGCTTGGTTCTTAGTCATGTAGTTGTACCTCTATCAGAGCCTTGATATTTGGCTTAACATAGTTAGGCCCCTTGGTCTGCTTACCATTCTCTAGTTTTGGCCCACCAGCCTTAGCCATGTTAGCTTGGTGTATGGCATCGAAGATAGGGTCTATATAGATGCCATAGGCGTTGGCCATATAGTAGCACACGTATAGTAGATCAGTAAGCTCGTGTGCTACCTCTACTATATCTTTGTGGGCTACTGCTAGTTCTACCTCTGCAAGTTCCTCACAGATCAGAGCCCTACATAGATTGCGTACTATCTCAGAAGGGATAGTAGGCTGGCGTGGTAGCTCTAGATCCTTGACATCTACCATGAACTGTCGTACCTTAGCTTGCTCGTCGCTCACTTAATCACCCTCACTGTGCAGCCACCTAGAGAGCCACACACCTGTATTAGTCCACTCTCGCTCAGATCTATCATACCTGCACCACAGCCAGGACAAGTGTCTTGTCGTATCACAGTCAGACTGCCAGAAGGACCCTCCAATTGAATAGTAGTGCCACAAGGCCATTGCTGGCTATAAGGATATCCAACAGCAGCAATAGTAGTGTCACTGCTGTTATAAGGGGCATACGGATAGCATCCCATAGGACTACCATTATAACCATAACCGTAGTGAGTTGCAGTGAACTCCTGTGCCTGAGCATGGTGGCCCTCCATAAGCCATACTAGTATTGCAGACACTAGGATTCTAGTAACTATCGGTCAGCCTCAGTAGTCATTCTATATACCTCACTGTGCTTGTCCTCGCTAGTTCGTAGCTGTCGTAGTTGCTCTATCTCTAACGTGTCTCTATCCCATAGTGTCCTCGCAAAGTAGGCTCTGGTTCTAGGGTTGGTATAGTGTCTGTGCTCGAAGCCCTGTGGCGCTAGGTAGGAGATTGTCAGACAGACACGTCTCTGGTGAGAGACTACTGGCACACCATGCCAAGCTACGTTGTCATTGGTAAAGGCTACCAGATCTCCAGCCTTGTATTGATGTAGATTACGCCCCCATACTAGAGGGTCTGCTTTCTCAGCAGTATCACCAGTATATGTCTCTAACTGAGCATCAGTCAGATAGACTATTGAGGTAGCTACCTTCCTAAGATTTAGTTCTGGGTGGATACCAGCATCTACATGTGCTCTTAGGTAGTCTCCAGGTTCGTAGATGAACAGGCCACCGTAGTGCCTAAAGTCTGCTAGGTAGATAGGTACCTCTAGTAACTTGGATAGCCAGAACATAGTCTCTCTGCTTCTAAGAGACTCAAAGGCATACAGCAATCCTGGGGGCAAGTTAGTCTTGTCAGCTAGAAACCACTTCTGCTCAAAGGGATTGTCGTAGCGCTGGAATAGTCCATCCCTATCTAGTTGGTTAATCTCATCTAGTAGCGTCTCACAAGAGATATCTAGAAAGTCTCTGACTGTTACTCTAGACATTGTAGTTCTCCACCCACTCTGGTGTTGTCCAGTCCTCTGTGAGCTTGTTGATAATACTAATTAGCTCAGGTGCGTATCTATTAGCATAGGGCGTCCATTGTCCAAGGTGCTCTCTATAGTTGTACAGTGGCTCTAGATCATGGCCTGTCTCGTGGCCCACCCACACTACAGGCAGCTCTGGTCTATTCATACAGATGCTAAGCAGGGCATTGTCACCACGACCTATGGCTGACTCTATAGGAAAGCCTCCAGTCATCTTCCAGAAACCCTTAGTGACCATAGCAGCATTGCATGGAATGGTCTGGACTTCGCCAGTGCTGAGGTACCTAACAGGTACGCTGTAATAGGCATCCTGCTTGTCTCTCTTATTATAGGCTTCCCAGCAACGCTCTAGACAAGTAGGCTCTAGTGTATCATCAGAGCCTAGTAGAAACACACACTCGTTCCTAGCCAGAGCCACACCGTAGTTAAAGGCATGGCTAATACCAGTGCGCCAGGGCAGCACGTATATATCTACTACATGGTAGCCATCTATCTCCTTATTTCTAGCTACTCCAAGATCTGGTGGCCAGCTTGATAAGTCAGCCCCATCGTCTATAACCAATACTTGATCTGGAAGTAGAGTCTGAGTGTATACACTCTCTATACACTCTTGTAGCCACCTCTTGTTAGCCTCGCTGGGGCCTACTGGGATAACTACAGTTATGCTCATCCCTAAACTCCCTCTTTATTCTCACTACTGTACTGTAGCCCATCTGGTAGAACTGTGCTACCTGTTCTAGAGACATAGCTGTACACATCAAGGCTACCTCTCGTCTCAGACTCTCATCTAGTCTAGTTCTAGGGGGCCTGATCTCAGCACGCTTGTATACTTTCCACTTGTGTACTGGCTCTAACTCTCCAGCGTGGGCCATCCTCCATATAACCATCCTGAAGCTAGACTCAGAGTAGTAGAAGTCAGTCTCTACAGCCATCTGCATGGCACTGACACATATATGGTCTTTGAGCCACTCTACTATTATCTGTCTACTGTTCAGTTGTCTGTCTCTGACTATCCTTGCGAAGGACCCTTGTTGCATACACAAACACCAAATCACAGATTGCGTGAGCTAGATGATCTTCGTCTCTGTATCCATTCTCATAGTGACGTATGTGTGCAGCTGCATGATCTAGCCTATGCTCCATGTTAGCCTCACGCCATGTAGTAGGACCATATATAGGAACACCATCATGCCTAGCTACATAGAGAGCTTGTACAGCTGCATCTATTATCTCATAGCAGTCTATGCAAGTCCTATACGTTCTCTTGGTAGCTGTAGCTTCAGCTACACCACATAGTTCACATTTGTTAGATAAGCCTCTGGCGCTTTGTATTGAATCCATCTTGTAGTCCTTTCGCTACTCTATCTTCGTACAGTAGTAGATGTGATAGTGCGTCTACCTCGTGGCTGATAGGTGTACGCTTGATCTGCTGTAGCATGGCTCGAGCTACAGGGATGAACTTGTATCTCTCTTGGGGGTACTGTATGGCATATGGTATACCTAGTCTATAACAGACAGCCTCTATGGCTCCTATTAGCCTGAGAGTAGCTTGGCCATCCTTGCTTATCAAGCCTCCAGCTGAGAAATTCTCTATCACACAGACTGTAGGTTGATGTCTGTCTACAATCTCCCATAGATCAGGGACATTGACTATGACAGCAGTGAGGTACTCATCTGCATGTATCGCCACTCCAGTACTGACACCAGGATCCAGGGCTATAATAGTCAAACCACTCTCTCCAGTTCTGCTAGATTAGGGCCTGCGTCTGCCTCTACATGTATACTAGGCAAGCCTGGTAGGGGAGGTGATTCCATCTCGTAGCGGATCAGGGCTAGTGCCTCATCGAAGTTACGCTTAGCTACCTCATAATAGATAGCGTCGTGTTCTATGAATAGCAAGTGGGTGTCTAGTGCCTCTAGTTGAGGGTAGAGTCTTATTGCACTAGATAGGGTGTAGTCCCCTGCTGTAGACTGTATCTTGTAGTTGATGGCCTGTCGTAGCTGGTGGTCGTTGACTAGTAGTGGGAACCTACGTCTACGACCAAAGGGTGTCTCTATGTAGCCCTGGTTCTGTGCCTCCAATTGCTGGCCACGCTGATAGGCTACGAATCTAGGATAATGTGCCCTCCATCTATTCAGGTACTCCCTAGCAGTCTGTAGGTCACAGCCGATACCTGTAGGTGGGCGCCTGGTAAGGCCCTGTGCTTCCTCACCATACATAGAGCCATAGTTGATATGCTTGGCTGCATCCCGTAGGTGTGCCCACTCGTACTCTACGCACTGTTCTGGAGTCTTGTTAAACATACCAGTGGCTACACTGCTATGCCAATCACCACTAGTGAGGTCTGCTAGTAACACGTCGTCCTCGCTAAAGTAGGCACCAATCCAAGCCTCTATCTGTGCATAGTCTACCTCTAGTAGAATGTAGTCGTCGTTGGTGGTAGAGAAAATCTTGCGTACCACACCTAGGTCACGCACAGTCTTGGGTTTGGGTAGTGTCTGCATGGCAGGCGCCTTGTACGATAGCCTGCCAGTGACTGTGCCTATGAGTATGGGATGTGGGTGTACACGACCGTCGTACTTGATCTGGTCATGTACATCAGCCATGTAGTTAGTCATGAGCTTGTCTAGTGTACGATGTCTACGTAGCATTCTAATAAAGGGTATATCCTCTTGGTCTAGCAGATCGTCTAGTGTAGCCTTCTTAGTGTCCTCTACAGGATAGCCTTGGAAGTTGAGCAGCATCTTGACTTGCTTAGGACTACGTACATTGAAGTCCGGATAGCCTAGTGTCTCTGCATTGAACCTCTGTAGCTCTGCCTGTAACTGCTTGTACTCTGCCCCAAAGACACGGAATACCTCACGCATGTAGTCCAAGTTGACATGTATCCCACGATACTGGCTATGTGCTAGTACATTGGCAGCAGGCAGTAGTAACTCGTTGTACATTCTGTCTGCGCCCTCAGCCTGCTGCCAGCTAGTCAGGTGTTGGTGTAGCCTATAGGTGTACACTACGTCCTTGGCGTTGTACTCGTACAGGGCGTCTAGGGACTCCTTGTGCTCGTCCTCTTCATAGAAGTCAGCACCACAGTATTCTCTAGATAGGGTCTTGAGCTTGTGGTGCAGGCCAGTACCATTCTTCAAGCCACGCTCGTCCACAGAGTAGCTCTGTAGCATGGTGTCCTGCTTGATAGGGAGCCACACACCAAAGCGCCTAGCTATCTCCTGTGTATCAAACATACCATTGTGGAACACCCACTGGCAGTCTGGCCACACTAATTCTTGTTGGATCGCCGCCTGGGTCAGTACAAAGGCATGGCTGTCACTGTAACCTATACCAATACAAGTGATGTCATGGTCAAAGGGGTGTTCCTTCTCGTACTCCTTGTCGTAGTCTGTCTCTATATCTATGGCTATGGGCTTGTCAGTAGGTAGACTATCTAGAAAGATCTGGGCATCGTGGGGGTTGGTTATAGTAGTATAGGTTGGCTCCAGCCACTCTTTGGCGTACTGAGAATCAGACAACTTGCGTATATCACGACATAGGGCTGCTGCGGCTGCTATCTGTAGCTCTTTCTCTACTGCTGTAGAGGCTCTATGTAGAGCAGCTGCTGGGTGGTATGTGCTTAGATAGAGATGGCCGTCCTTCTTGACTATAGCTCCCTGAGCCTTCTTGAATGGCATACCAAGCAAGGACTCACAGGCCAGCTTGCCTAGGGTCACTATGATCTTAGGATTGACTGTAGAGATCTCAGCTTGCAAGCGTGGAGCACAGGCGGCTATCTCGTCACTAGTAGGAAGGTCCTTCCACCAACAGATCAGGTTAGTACAGAATACGTCCTTTCTATCAAGGTCACAGGCAGTCAAGATAGCGTCTAGTAGCTTGCCACTAGGGCCTGTCAGTGGACGCTTACTATTCCTCCACTCGTCGGCCCCAGGGGCTATCCCTACAAACATGATATCTGCATCAGGGTTACCATATCCACACACACCATCAGGATGACACTGTGTCACGATAGGACCTCAGGGAGTGGGATGTTGTTAGTAATGGCATACTTGACTAGGGCCTCTTTGACTCTAGCTTGATTGGCGGCACTAATCATCTCTAGTGCCAGAGTGATACAGGCGTCAGGGTGTAACTGGATAGTAGTATCGTTGCTTAGAGTAAGCAAGACCCTAGACTCCCCACCCTCATTGAGTAGTACAGACAACTGTATCTGAGAGTATGGCGTATACTTGAGACAGTTACATGGAGTGTTGTCGCTTAATAAAGCTAGGCAGTGGCTTCCTCGCCAGTGTACGGCTTGGTCGTGGTCACAGATACATCTAGCCATGTGTTACTTCACCTTTACACAGGATAGAGCTTGGTATGCATGATAGCACATTACCCCATACTCATCTGGACCTACAGTTGAGATAGACTGACTATATCTATAGTTAGTAGGATAGCTTACAGTCTCATTACAGCTGGCTACTAATAGACTTAGACCCAAAATGATTACCCCTAGTTTCTGTGCCAATTGTCCCCCTCCGCTGGCTTAGTATGACTACAGTGCTCTCTGTCATCTGAGATCACCGTACAGTTACGACAGGCGTACCTCTTACAGACTATACACCTGTAGACCTCATCGTTGGTCCCACACACATAGCAGGTAGGCCACTCAACTATGTACGGCACCTTGCCTATCCAATGCTTGCTTGATTAGATGCTCTGCTGCTACTACAAAGGGCACTGCTGCATAGTCTAGTTCCCTACTAGTTCTAGCTAGTTCTAACTGCTTGAGGGCTCGTTGTAGGCGGGTCTTGGCAGACTTGTCAGCCATCGTAGGCCACAGCGATGATAGGTAGCCACAATAATAGTGGCAGTAGGGCCTTGCTGTCGCCAGTGATTATTAGTGTACTAAAGCATAGTACGGGGGGTACTATTAAGAATAGTCGTTTCATCGTGGCCTCACAGTCCTGACTATCGGTAGTTGCTCTATAGATATGTGAATGTCTACTCCGTATGTAGTAGCTATGGGTTGTAGTTGTGTCTCTAAGGCCCTGAATAGATCACTAGGAGTAGTAGACTCTCTATATGTCTCTAAGGTGATAGTCACTCTCATGATGGAGCTACTAGCTGCATCATCTGTTCGTAAGTCATGTACTTGTACTTGACTAGCTCAGCGTATATCAGGATCATGATGAGTGTAGACATAGAGCCATCTGCCTTCTCATCAGCTAGATCACGTAGCATTGGGTAGGCTTTGTCGTGTATCACTACAGATATTGTCTTAGTACGTCTATTTGTCATCAGATATGGCCTCCATGATTGTCCCAGTGAGTATCTGTCGATGGTCGTCTATCCACCTAGTCTTGCACTCTAGATCATGGAAGTGGAAGAACAGTTTCTCTGTATGGTTATCCATAGATGTCTCTTCTGTAACACTCCCGTGATGGATCATGCCACCACACCCATCACAGATGATCTTGTAGCTAGTTTGTATCACTGCTCTTCTCCTCAAAGCGCCAGACACGCTGGCCTGACTTATCTAGATAGAAGCTTACGTCCATCACGCTGTTCAGTGTATCCTGTAGATTAGAGATACGCTTGACGAACGTACTAGAGTTCTTGTACAACATGAGAAACGTCTTAAAATCCTCTGGTGCTACTATAGACAGTACCTCCCTGTATAGATCATCCTGTCCCTTGGGTTTAGGGTGGCCTCCAGATTTGACTAGCCAGTTAGTGAGACTGGTAATCAGAATGTGGTCCTCGTCCAGGTTAAACACACGCTGGCTGTTAGTTAGACTCAGAATAGCCTGTCTGAATAACTCCTGCTCACCTATAGCTATACTGATCCACTCTCCTAGTCTAGCAAAGTCTTGGATGCGTAGTTGTAGGTCAGTCGTTAGGGGTAGTGGTGTAGCTAAGACCTTGTGTAGATCCTTGAGCACTGCACCCCATAGCTTGTTACGATTAGCTATGACTCCATTAAGTAGTTGGCCCTCGTCTTGGAAGGCTATGCCCATGTTAGAGAATCTCTGTAGTGTTAAGATAAGCATACGGTCTGTTACGTCAGCCCTACCGAACTTAGGGTCGTGGGCTGTCACACAGACCATAGCTGATCTTTTGATACGCACTGTCTGTTGGTTAGTATACAGCTTGCGTACCATGATGTCTGACTTACCAGCGCTTTGAGCCAAGCGGTCTGGTATCCACTTCTCCCAAGTATCTAGGTTGTCTAGGCAGTAGAACGGCAGTGTAGCGGTGCTGATGTCATAGTTAACAGGGCTAGTAGCACCAGACACATCCATGTGTCTACCATAGAAGAAGGCGTAGAGACGTCTGGCAGTGCTAGTCTTCCCAGAACCGGGTTGGCCGAAGAAGGCTAGTATGGGTCTACTAGTAGCTGCGTCTCTCAGTAGAGTGAACAGCAGCCACACCTTTAGTACAGTCTTAGCCTCCTCGGTAGTCATGTTCAGTACATTGGGTATACTAAATAGCTCAGTACCCCAATCTATGTCACTGCTGAGGGATGGAGTGAATGGCTCTACAATACGGTCCCAAGGGAACAGTATGTTGTAGGTACCATTGGTAGCCTCCTCTATACCGTCTGGACTCACTACATATACACTTTTTCTACCTGTGTGTATCATGGCATACTTGGACTTGTAGTCATAGCTAGATAGGACACCCACCTCTGCTGTCTCTGGCAGGTAGTCTGTATAGCTCATCAGGGAGCCCATAGTGTAGGTATGCTCTACCTCTGTCTGATTCAGGCTGTACTTGACGTCCAGCAATGAGTGCAGCGCTGGACTAGACATCTCCACTTCGATAGGGTGACCTGTATCTCTAGGGATGTAGTACCTACGACCATCCTGTACATGGACAAACTCACCCTCGGCTTGCATAGCTGCCAGAACCATCTCATATATAGTACGCCTACGCTCAGCCATAAGCACTTTGCTACGCTTGCGTATGTCATTGATAAGCCCCCGTATGTTAGTAGTGACAGACTTGACTGCTGTCTCTGCTCTGATTACGTCCTTGGCTAGCTCTCTGTCAGCATTGAACCGTAGGTCACTGTGGAACTTGTCGTTGGGGCTGTGTCTAGCTACCCAGTAGACCTCTTCTCTGCTAAGCCCAGCTCTGAACAACTGTGTCTCTAGAGCGAAGAGTGAAGCACTGCGGTCACTAGATGGGCCATCTTGATAGAACTCAGCGTACACCTTAGCTGACAGGCTGTCCTTGACCTGCTCTATTATTGTAATGGCCGACTGTGCTATCGGAGTAGGTGGGCTCTCTATAAACTCTCCGTTGGGTACACCTTCTACTACAGTAATGTCTGGTAGTAGCTCTAGCTCATCTACGTTGTACCGTTTGGTAGTAGCCCTGATGATAGAGACTAGGTGCTCTTGGCCCTTGTACTTCAGATTACGGGTGTTGGGCACCCGTACCTTGTGGCCTAGTGGCCAGCCGCTCTTGTCGCACAGTGGTATAGAATAGCAGAGCTTCTTGCTCAACTGCTCATGTGATTGGGCATCATCGAAGTCTGTTGTAGCTATCCAGAAGCCCTGATGCCTCCCTGGGCTAGTCTGTACTAGCACCGTAGGGGCAAGGCTAATGTTAGCCACATCTGCATTGTCTAGATCCTGTTGGATGGTTCTACTAGGCAGTGTATTGTCCTTGTGACTATCTCTAGACTTGAACAGGTGTGACGTAAAGTAGGTGTCGTACTGGGATTGCGTGGCATGCTCTACTATCGTATCAAGATCAGATGGCCACTCGTACCAGTACTGCTTCCAAGAGCTATTACGCACACATAGTTCAAAGTAGCCTTCTTCTGTAGTCACTACAGTCTGTAGAAACTCAGCTAGCTCCATGGCTGGCCACTGCCTTGGCTTCGTCTAGTAGCATAGTAAATGTCTCTACTGGTAGTAGTCTCCTAGACACATCCATGAATACATTAGGCACTGATACTTTGGTACGACTCTTGTGATACTCTATGGCTGTCCTTAGGCGCCATCTAGCCCAACGTAGGGCACCCTCGGTACGTCCTAGCTTGTCGCGGTCGGCACTGAAGTTGACCCTAGTGTTATCTATAGTATTGCATATGGAGACAATATCTGCCTCTAGTAGAACGATAGAGTCTCGTAGACAGGGAAGTTCGATAGTCTTGCAGTACTCTACAAATGCCTCTGGCTCACGTGGGTACATCAGTCTAACTCCTTGGCGGAAAGTTACCAGTGTCTTTATAGATGGCACAACAGAAACTAGTCCAATGATAGTCTTGTATCATCTGACTAGCTGTATCAGGGGGTATACCATTATCTATTAGCCCATTGTAGTAGATACCTAGCATCCTAGTCAGCTGCTTGATAGGCTCATCATTCTGATCCTGCTTGAACACATCATCTAGATTCACTATCTTCTCCTTGTGCTGCCCTAACCCTATCCAAGCAGCTTGCACTAGCAACCCTGATCTCCATGCTAGTGTACCCACAACGACTACTTCTTGGCTGGGTCAGCTATACCAAGGAAATTGTCGTAGAGCTTGGTTGGATCGTTCTTGTCTGGCCGTGGATCACCAAACTGGAGCGTAGCCTTGTAGCCATAAAGCCCCAGGATAATCTGCTCGATGTCAGCACTAGGGCTGTTCATCGTCTCTACGTCTGCACCCACCCTGATCAGATCACGCTTCAGCTTCCACAGTGCCTGTGGCTGCAAGCTGTAGTTGGTGAACATGATACGATTGGGGCTCTCGTCCTCACTGTAGTCAATCCGAACAGTGGGCTGTCCGCTAGATTTACTAGCCAACTCCAGCTTGTGACCAACGATAGTACCATCATAGTCACCAGCCTTGCGCGGCTCAGGGGTAATAGAGATGTTACTGAAATCAACCTTCATCGTATTCCTCTCACTGGGGCTCTGTGGCCCGTGCTCGCAGCTACGGCTGCACGGTCGGCTGCGGATTGCTTCGTGGGTGCCCTGATACGCTTAGCCATACTAGGCTCTCCTTTCTGCTATGGGCTATTGCCCTTGTAGCCATAGGGTTATAGACGCTCGCCCCTACAGGGCTCTAGGGTTCATCGATCAACTCGTACTCGTCTACTTCTACTGTGCCTACGTGACAGGACTTGGACTCTAGCACGTAGAAGTGTATCCCTGGATTCTCCTTGGCTAGTCTGTTAGCCAGTGCCTCTGCCTGTATCTCAGTATTCTTCATCTGAGGTATATACCTATTGATATCTGTACTGTAGATCAGCCAGAACTTAGCTTCACCACTCATGACCAGGCCACGTCTACTGGTAGTATACCACGATGGGTGTCGTACCAAGAGTGCATACATTCTTCCGAGCACCAATGTAGAGAGAACTCTTCTGATAGTAGACCACCAGTAGCTCTAGGGTTAGTAAAGCCATAGTCCCAGTGACAGGGAGTCTCTGACTTAGGTAGTATCTCTTTGAGACACTCGTCACAGACTGCTGCTAGTATCGCTCTGTAGATTGTCATGTTACGCTCCCTTGCTATGCTTGGCTGTGGGCCACGGTGCCCCTGTGTAGGAGTCAAAGATGCTCTTCCATGAGGGGTTGTAGATAGTTTGTGGCATGTCACGTAGGGGTGACTCTGGACTGACAGCTGTCTTAGTACCATACAACTGTGAGCCACCTGTACGCATCACTGGCGGGTATGGCTTAGGTGGGGCGTTGGGCTCTAGAAATACTACTAGGTCCAAGACACCTATGAATCTAGTTAGTAGTGTACCAGTCAGGTCTGGCTGCCAGCGCTCCATAGCATCTGTCTTGCTAGACTCGAATACAGCCCAGATGTTATAGATGATATAGGTGCCACGCTCTGCTAGGATACGCAGCCTAGCATTCAGGTTCACCATGTCCAGGTTGGCCTTGCCAAAGGCTGTCTGTCGTAATTGTGGGTTGTCTATCTTCTCTACCTCATGGTGGCCCCATGCCAGCTTAGTCTGTGCCAAAGCTAGACCATCTACACACACTAGTTTGTACTCTGGGTGTAGGCTGTGTGCCTCTAGGTCCTGTATGTACGAGTCTAACTGCTTCCATGTATGACACGGGTAGATATCTAGACCAGGGTGGTCACGTAGTACATGGGCCTTGCCGTCTACGTCTAGTACTGCACAAGGGCCATACTCCTTAATCAGTTCAGGGTCGTCTAAAAGGCTGGTCTTGCCTGCTCCACTAGGACCTGCACACACTACAATCAGACCATTATCTTGACGCATGACTGATGGCTTCGTAGGCTCTACTCCACCTAGTGTCAATCCTCTGGCTCCTTGTCTACTATAATAGTACCATCTGAACTACGTGTACACTGATAGCCACACCCATAGATTAACGAACCTCCCTGCTACATAGACCACAGATGATTCTGGTTGTACGGACTGGATCAAATAGGCTACCCTTGTAGGTGTCTATAGTAAACCATGTGTTGCCACAGGTATTACAGCGTAGAGGCTTACTATCAATAATGATAGGTCCCATGACTGGCTTATTACTGATAGCTACATCCATGAGTTGACTGCAAAGTACTGCTTATCTATTAGAATAGACATCCCTTGTCCTACGTACCACTCTACAGCCATGTCCTCAGTGAACTTGTCCTCGGGTAGGCCTACATAGATGCCTGGTACTCCACCTAGTTCACTAAGTCTAGAGATAGTAGAGTCTACTCGACTCTTACCACCAGTCTCTAGATCCTCTACTACCTCCCAGATAGCTGCATTATTCATGTCTCTATATCCAGGTGGCGCTTTCTATCAGTCTTGACAAACATCTTTAGTAGATCGTCTGTAGGCTCGCCTCTGGACTGTGCTTGACAGACCTGCATATAACTGCACTCCCACTTCTGACAGCCCATGAAGGGCACAGTCTTGTAGATAGGTAAGTTAGGCTGTGCCATCTCTAGTAGTTCTAGCGAGAGCAGGTGACCAAACTCGTCTAGTTCTGCTTGAGGCCTGAGTAACAAGCGACGCAAGAACAGATCGTCTAGAGACTTGTGTACACCACTAGGCGCTGGCTTCTTTAACAGGCCATCATAGGCTACTCCTACTACCTTGCCAGGGTACACTTGAGATAGTGCCCACTGGTAGGCTAGAAACTGG